CCTGAACGAATGATCTCTACGTCGCATCCTATCTCTAGGCCGAGGGAGTCAATATATTCTATGTTATGAAGGGTAGCTCGACTTACTACAGCGTCTCCTACCTTGACAGGCTCTAAGATTGCTACAGGGCTTACTGCCCCAGACTTTCCTACTTGCCATACAACATCATTTAATTTGGTACGTACACCTTCTTGCTGCTCTTTTAAGGCAAAAGCACCTTTTGGGTGATTAGATGTATGCCCTGCTTTCTGAAAGTCTAGCTCATTATTTATCCGAAAGACTGATCCGTCTGTAGGATAAAGAGCTGTCCAATCAGTATAGGCATCGTTTACTACAGAAAAATAATCACTACCCAAAGCAACCATCTTAGCTTCCCAAGTTGTCCAAATACGTTTTTGACTTTGAATATCGTAGGCAATAAACTGAAGCTCTCGCTGTCGAAACTCCTCAATATCTTTAAGATTTAGTGCGCCTGAAGCATAGTTCCTAGCATTCGGAATAGTTTTAGGGGCTACTACTTCTCCAGTTACCTGTAGTATCCCTCCAGAGTTACGAAGGGTTTCTGGGGCTAATAACTTCATTTTTTCCGTAATATCTCTGCCGAGTACTCCGTCGCCCCTAGTTAGTCCTAATACTAGCTCCCCGTTAACGTACAACAAGCTAACAGCAGCCCCGTCTAGTTTGGGGGTCACTACGACCCCGTGTAGGGGGCTGAAAGGGGCCTTAGTAATATCGTAGCACTTCTGAAGGGAAAACATTGGAAAAGTATGAGGAATGCCATCAGTCGGCCTGTAGCCTACAGCGTTATACTGATATATTTCAGCTAGATGATCCCACTCAACGTCAGAAACGAGGGGAGCGCCCTCGTAGTACGCTGCAGCAAGCGAGTCTAAGAACTTTTGATTTTCCATTTAAAATTACCTTTTATATTTAAAGATATATTATAACTGATTTTTGGAGGTGGCGTCAAGAGTTTTTTGGAGAACATCTCCAAAATAGTCTTGTATTAACTCCTGTGACTCTGCCAAAGCCAACACTTTTATGATTCCTTCCAAAAGAGCGCGGGAGTTTTCTATAGATAGAGGCATAGTTACGCCCTCGTTTCCTGCACACCACTCTTCGTCAAAACTCATATAAAACTTACGAACTCCTAGGTACTCTACCCCTCGAAACTCTGAGACAGTAAGACGTATTTGTTCGTGTTTTATATCGTCCTGATGAAGAACATGACTAAATTCGGTCATTTTTTAGTACGCTAGACAGGGGTACTACAGAGGTGACTCGTTCAGGATACAACAGCCTATAGGAATCCGTATCCCAACAGAAAAACAGTACAGCATTATCTACTTTTCTAGCCCTGCTCTTTTTTGCTTTTATATAGGGCGTTGAAAAGTCTAATGTGCAAACATTGTATTTTAGTTTGTTGCTTTTCTCGGAACGGTAGGTTATAATAGCATCTCCGTAACTGTTCACTTTTTCTACTAACTCTGACTTATTCATTACTTCTCCTTATGAAAGAAAGCCCGACTTGCATCGCAGAGGTCGGGCGTATTGCTTAGTCTTCTACTACAGGAGCTAGTACTTTAGTGAAATACACTGCGGCTTTGCCAGTTAATTTACTAACTACATCTTCGTCTACTTCGTGTCCCGCATCTACAATGGCTGCAGATAAAGCTGCTTGTGCGTCAGCTTTTGATACACGAGTTGTGCCCGTTCCACTAGCTTTGCTTGCGCCAGCGGCAGGGGCTTTTTTAACGTATACGCCTGCTTTTGAAAGTACCATTCGTACTCCATTAGGCGATTCGTTAAATTCGTCTGCTAAATCTTTAGTGATCTCTACAGATGTTTCGGGGGTAGGGTTAGCTTTTTCGTAAGCTGCTACTACTGCGTCTTTCTTATCTTGATCCCATGACATGTTTCTTTTCCTCGTTCGTTGGTTAGACCCTGGGCAAGCCCCAAGGCGTTGTAGTTGTTGCTTATAAAATCGGTCTCCCATGATTTTTCCTCATTTGATTTTATAATTGATATTATACAGATTTAAGCAGGATAAGTCAAGAACTATTTTTTAATACCCAGCATCTCGGGCAGCTCGATCTTCCGAAATTACTTCTTCCTTATACTTATAATATTCTTCGCGAGTAATCTTTACAAAATGCAGGAGACCTTCTCGGTTGTCCCAAGCCTTCTGCATTCTTTTCTCCGCAGTCCAAGCATTAGGGAAACGCTCTGCACACTCTACATGCATATGGTCACAATCACTCTCAGAGCGCCAATAGTATTGGGGTCTAGGGTCTAGCCTAGAGACTTTTTGCTGCAGAGAGCACAAGACTGCGCCTGCTCGTGGCAAGGTTATTTGCCTAACTTTGCCCGAACCTATAATAAGGTACAACTTTGTATTTTCTTCGCATGGAAAGTAAATAAAGCATATATTTTTGCTAAGGTTGTATAATTTAATCATAATTTTACTCCATACTGTTTTAAATGTTCTAGCTTGCCTAGATCATAGGCCAGGGAAAAGGCCGAGAAGCCTCCCGTAACTCCAAACTCGTTATCACTTACTTCTTTTACTGTAATACTATAACATTTTGAGCCATACTTTTGTTCGTAGTCTGTGCCCCGCAGACACTTTGCGTAGTCATAAGTAATTTCATTTCCAACTGTTACTATGGAATGGTACACAGAACTCCAGGCTACCTCTCCCGCAACAAAAGTTTCAGACACACAAGCGTCGGGAATAAGGCTAGTAGCTGCTCTTTCGTCCTTTCCTGCTGGGCGAGTAGGCACGCCTATCTTGTCTAACAGGGCTTTTACAAACCCCGCAGATCGGTACAAACGTTTTGCAATGTTGCTAACATTCTCACCTTTTAAATATTCTTCACAGGCTTCTTGTATCTCAAAATTAGTTGCGGACTTTCCTTTGTTTTGGTTTTTACGAACAGCTCTGTACTCGGCTTGCTCGTGGTAGTCGGCAATAATTTTATTAAGTCTAGTAGTATTATAGGAAATTTTTAGAACGTTGCAGGCTTCCTTCTTTGTGATAGGCTTGCCTTCTTCTGGATTCAACAGAGCTATAACATGCTTGATGTTAGTCTCTGTTAAGTTCTCATGCTCTTTCTTCTTAATCCTTCCAGCCATTCTCTAGCTCCTCTTCCAATTTAAACATTAAGCAGCAGATTGCGTGTGCTAGATGGCTGCAGCCTGTTTCTTTGTCTACATACTCCCCGTCTAGGTGAGCAAAGATATGACGAAGCGTAGCGCCTGAGTAGCGGTTCTGCAGATTATCTAGCTTACGCCAGTTATCTTCATCGTACTTCTCTGCACCAAAAGTCAATACTTTTGCTACTTCTACTGTTGCCTTTGGCGGCAGTAGATACATTCGCGGCTTTTCTCCATCATATTTTTTACCTACGCTAGAAGCGGGGACGCTGTAAGGCACTCCGCTTACTTTAATCATTTCTTCCTCAGTCATCCTCTTTCTCCTCAAAATCGCAATAATACGGTCCGCTATCAGGGGCGGAATACCACCAATCTTCCTCTAAAGCATTGACGCAGTGCAGAGGTAGCGTATAGCCATCTCCTAGCAGGTCATCTCCACAGTGCTTACAGCTACTGCTCATGCTCTTTCTCCTCCAAAGTCTCTATAGTTCTACCCCATGCCGCTGTTATCCTCTTTTCATAGTCTGCATAATGTTCGTTCCACCAAGGCGGTTTTTCTCGGTACTTCCAACTAGAAAAGGTTGCTTTGTCTAGATGATAGTAGTCTCGGTAGGACTGTATAGGGTTGTCATAATCTTTTAGGTCCTCGGGCATAGCAAGCCCAAACGTAGTAAAGCCTACTCGATCCATATTTTTAGGGTCTGGCAAAGCATTTACTACGTCTATGGATTTGTGGCGTTTGCCATAACGATACGTGTATTCTTCGTTAAGAGCATTGCCGTAGCAGTGCGTCCACTCAAAGTTATCGAGACTAGACCTCACCCATATCGTGCAAGGATGATTATACATCATTGGGAGATATGGGGTGAGGGGTCTCTCTGTTGGAGGCAGATGCTTGATCTCTTTCTTGAGATTGTTCAGGATAGCACTCTCATCTTTTGTGAGAGCACGAGGCACAAAGCCTAAATGTGTGTCTACCCAGATAGCCGTACACAATAGCTGTGCAACTTCGAGAGGCATTTTTACAATATGCTTATCAACATGATACTCGGCACATTTGTCTAGGTCTTGATCTAAATAAAATAAATTCATTTATTACTCGGTTGATTGTTTATATGCGGATATTATAGCAAATTTAGCAGCATTTGTCAAGAACTATTTTATTAGAAGTCTAGCCTATAGCGCGTACCTTCAGACTCTTGGCCTAAGTTATCTACCGTATAGATTAAGAGGTCGTACTTTTTAGGGGCTACAAGGGTTTTTCTTATAAAATTTTCGTTTAAGTTTAACTCTTCTCTAATTACGTTATACTTGCCGGTAACAAAGTCAAGGCAAGAGTATCGTACTACTACTCTGTACGCAGGGGACTTTAATAAACTGCCGTCTATTCGCGTAAGTACTTCCTCCCACGTGACTGTTACGTTTCTACGCCCTAAGGGGTTTTGGTCTTCATAGGAGTCACAGAGCCAGCTATAGTTTTGTGCGGGAGGTTGAATTCCTGGCCCAGGGCAGCCTGCTAAGACCCCGCTGAGACCTAGTAATACCCCGGCTCGGGAAACTTTGTCCATATAGTTATTGCGTACTTCTCGCCTTCTGTAACTTCTAAACACTCGTGGGGGTGCGTTATCGTTCCGGGCCATACTATAATGTCTCCTGTATTTAAAGAGGCGTTTGAACATTTTTGCTCTGGAAAATACAATTCGCCTCCTGAATAGTTTGTATTTAATTTAATGCTTGCGCTTATAAAGCTGTCGTCTCTATGAAGTTTAAGGCTGGTTTGTCCTTCCTGCCAATATTTAATTGCAAATATAGCGTAAGGCTCTGTTACGTCTACGCCCCACAACGCTTGCAGGTTAGGGACTACCGTGGTTTTGTATAGCGTTGATATTTTGTCAAAAAACATAGGAAAGTCCGTTTCAAAGTTTATATCGAAGGTGGAGTATTGAGTGTCCTCCTTAAAAGGTTGCCAAGTGTTGGCGTGAGTACAGGCTTTCAAAATAAAGTCGCAGTACTCCTCCGTCAAAAAACTACTTGTTACAATATAAGGAGCTATCTCTTGCACTACTATACCTCACGTTGTACACCTTTTGCTTTTTCAAATGTTCGTAGGCTTCCCATTCCTAGTAGGGTTAGAAGGAGAGGCATCATTTCGCTCGTATCTAAAGTGGCTACAGAGAGCGCGGAGCCTTCTGCACTTCCATGCACTATTAGTAGAACCGCATTTATTCCAGGAACTACTAACCACGTGTTTGCTAAGCCGAGTACGCATATCCAACCTACTGCGGGTCTCCAACCCGCTACGAATATAGACTTGTGGGCAGCCTCTACCTTATTAATCTCAAGGTTTGCTAACATTTCTTCTTGCACTAGCTTTTCCGACATCGTGGCTAGTTCATGTGCAAGCTCTCTGCGCATATCTTCACTGTCTAACTTTTTATTTTTATCAGCTACGAACTTGCCCAATACTCCATCTATTGCAGATACAAACTTATCATTGAACCATCCCATCTAGTCTCTCCATCAGCCTTTCGGCTCTGTCCCCGACTTGGGTATACCAAAGTGAGTCTCTTCCTTCTACAGCAGCCACTTGCCAGTTTTGCTCTGCAACGGCTTTGTTAAATTCTGTAAATTTTCGTAATTTTGTTCGGCCTATATTAAAACTCATGTTTATTAACACTTCCTGCGCTTGTACAGGTAATTCCTCCCAGAAAGGGTAAAGTTTTTTATTCTCAGAAATACTTTCTGCTATATCGCATACAAAGGCTTCGTTTATTCTATAGGGGCTGACTCTTGAGCCTATAGGCATATTAAATTCCGGGTCTTCCTTAGTAACTAAGTGTCCGATGCCAAAAGTTTTATTACCTAAATAGTCTAGGTACACCTCACCCTTGTGGCCTTCGTCTAGGCTATACTGTTTTCGCATGTGAGCAATATTAGCGAATGCTGACCCTTCCATGCTTAAAGCTATATAAGTTATACACTCTGCCAACATTATTGATCCTCCTCAAAGGTAATTACGCCTTCCTCTTCTAGGAATGCCAGGGTCTGTGATACTCCCGTACTAACCCCGATCTTCCATGAGGTGTATGAGACCCCGATTAGGCATGACACCACTATTAAATAGATTTCCCACATAAGTTTTCTCCTTTAAATTTAGTAATAATTATATCAAAGTGTAAAACAAATGTCAAGGATTATTTTTGCCATGTACTTACTATACCTTAGGCAAAAAAGTTCTTGACAAGACAGCATACCTTTGCTATAATAGGTAGATCGAGTTAAGTTAGGTTTGCTTTTTAAAGAGGGCTGGCCGTGATAAAAGCAAAGAGAGGTGTAACAAAGAATGAGTAAGGGAAGCAAACGCAGGCCAGAAGACAAAGACGCGATAGACCGTAACTGGGCTATTTGGCAGGAAAACAAATTAAAACAGGCTGAGGAAGCCGAGCAAAAGGAGTCAAATGAAAACATATTATCAAAGCAAAACGAAAAAATTTAGCACACTATACTGCACGATAAATACCGTACTAGTTATTCTTGGTATGACTGCAGCTATCTACTCCGTGGTGTCTGGATGAAAGTTATAGTTAGGCGAGGACAGTTTGAGAAAGCTTTACGCATATTTAAACGAAAAACCATAGAATCAAACTTGATCGTAGAGGCGCGGGAAAGAATGTACTATGAAAAACCTTCCGATCGGCGCAGGAAGCGCAAAAAAGCGGCAATAAACAGGGCAAAACGTGATGCTGAAAATTAGAGAGAAAGTATGGCCTTGGGCGTTTGGAAAATATAGAATAAAAGCACAGGCTATTACTTTATACCCCTTTATTATCTATAGATCCCAGGCTGCTAAGGACATTTACAAAGACCATGAGATGGTACACGTTGAACAGGTTCGTAGACTTGGCTGGCTAAAATTTTATGCCAGCTACTTAAACGAAAGTAGGAAGAAAGGGTACTATAATAATAAGTACGAGGTAGAAGCACGAAAACACGACCATAAGTAATAGGCTATTTAGTCAAGTAACAGATAAGGAAACTTATATGAGTAAAGTAAATGATATATGGCGATCCGTTCGAGACCGTTTAAAAGAGCCCTCTACTTGGGCAGCTCTAACAATGCCTTTAGCAATGTTTGGAGTTCTTAGCCAAGAAGAAGCTGCTGTTGTGGGCAATGCAGGTGCAGATATTATTGAAGCTACTTCAGGTAGTTCAATAGAGTTAAATCTAGGCATTATTGGAGCCGCAGTTTCGTCCTTGCTAGGTATATTCCTTAGCGAGCGTAAAGAAGGATAGAGTAGTGGACGGTCCTGCAGTCCTTCTCCATAGCGGCCAATATTTAGCCTTCGCAGAAGCCATGACACCTTGGGCATTGTTAGTCTTAGTGTGTATGGGCCTTCTTGTCGGGCTAGTAAAAGCGATTGCTTGGGGGAGAGAGGAGAAAGATGCTAGAGAGCGGTGTGTTGCAGAACACACTGGAGCTCAGGTAAAAGTCGCTAAGCTGGAGGGTAAGATCGAGCTAGTTGAGGCTAAAGTAGACGAAGTTGAAAAACTTCGAGCACAGGGCGAAGATAGAATCATCGCAGCCATGCTTCGAGGAGACGATAAGTTTATTGAAATGCACGATAATGTACTAAAAGAAGTCAGGCGCTTAAAAAGTGACTGAGTGCGAAGAAGAAAAAATCGTACAACTACTAAAAGATGTTCGGTTCTCTCATGAGGATCGGACATCTCCTCATTACAATGCCTGTGAACACGTTCTTTGTGGCTGGTGTGAAGAAGCAGAAACCCTTCTTGAGTCCCTTCAAAATATAAATAGTTCTTGACTTTTGCTGTTTAATTCTGTATAATAAGCGCATTAAACAATTAAAGGAAAGAAACGCAATGCGAATCAAATACAAAAACACCTACAGACTATCAATAGTACAAACTTTTGTTAATCGTGCATTAGAACACCTTCAACTCGATAGAATGCCTAAGGCTACTATTGTCATAAAGTTTGTGCCTCAGCTAGATGGAGGCGACACAGAGGGCTATTGCTGGATAAGCGGATCCAAAAAAATACACATCCAACTTTCGCAAGACCGCCCTTTTCTAAAACAACTAAGAGCGTTAGGCCATGAGCTTATTCACGCTAAACAGTTCCTTTTGGGAGAGCTAGACCCTGACCTAAAATGTTGGAAAGGAAAAGACTTTAGCGAAGCTGAGTATGAAGATCAGCCTTGGGAAGTAGAGGCGCATGGTCTAGAAGATGAGGTATTTATGGTTAGTTTTCCTTGGGACGTAGAAGTATTATGATACAGCTATTTTCAGAGAAAAAACCAACCCTAGCGATGCTACGAGTAGATGCTGAGTCTTTGGTCGAAAATGCAATATTGGCGAATGCGATAGCACAGTTTATAATATCAGCAGACAAAGACGATTTATACTACTTTGAGATAGATATTATCGTGTATCTAGCAAACCTTCTTTCTTATGCTGATGAAGTACGAACTGCGAGAGGGGATATTCCTCTCTCAGAAGCGTACGATAAGTTACAGTCTAAACGAATACACTAAATTGAAACAGGAGTATGAAAATGGTAGCTCAAGAACAAGTTGATAAGGCTAAGACTGAAGCTGACTGGAAGGTTGCTGAGGCTGATGCTGCTTATGCTGCTTATGCTGCTAGGCTTGCTACTGATGCTGATGTTAAAGCTGCTGAGGCTGCTGCTGAGGAGGCTTGGAGTACATATTGTAACCTAAGACAGGAGCTTAGAAATGAAAGCAACAAATTTTGATAAGGTAAAAACATTTATGGATACTTTCGGACAGGAAGTATTGCATAAGCCTACACTGCCCGACAACAGACTAGCAGCCTTACGCTTAGCACTTATTCACGAAGAAGTGCAGGAGTTAGTAGATGCTCTAGTAAATGAAGACATTGTAGAGATTGCTGATGCTTTGACAGATATTTTGTATGTTGTCTATGGGGCAGGACATGCTTTTGGTATTCCCCTGGACGAATGTTTTGACGAAGTGCAGCGCAGTAATATGAGTAAGTTGGGAGATAATGGAGTGCCCATTTATGGCACAAATGGCAAAGTTATGAAAGGCCCGAATTACTCCGCCCCTAAACTAACGCCTATAATTTTGAGGAAATTGACGTGATAGACAATAAAACCGATAAAAAATTAAGCCGCCTAGAAGAAGGTTTAGTGAGGTGTGAGGTTTTAAATGACGAACTACGCTCCCAAGTAGAAGGTCTAGAGAAGCGTATAGAGCAGCTAGAGAAGCACGGGCTTACAGAATATGAGTTTGGCACTTCTAAGGTAACTAAAGAAGATGTAGATAAGGCTGAGGCTGAATGGGTGACCGCTTATGATGATGCTAAAGCTATTAATGCTGCTTATGAGGCTGCTAAAGCTGCTGCTGCTTATGCTGCTGCTAATAAGGTTTGGGATAAATACATCAAACTAAAGCGGGAGTATCAAAATGCATAACTAAAGAAGATGTCGATAAGGCTAAGATTGCTGCTTATGATGATGCCGCTGCTGCTAGCACGGCTTGGGATGAATACAACCAATTTAAACAGGCTACTAACAACATACAATTTAAACAGGGGTTTGAAAATGAAAGTCAAAATCGCAAAGTACCCTCGACATCGCTGGTATCATAACTTACTTTATAAATGGTTTGGCTATGTCTCAGAGCAGAAAGTAAAAGTCCACATTGATAAGTTCGATACATGGTCGATGGATTCTACACTATCTCATATTATTTTGCCAATGCTTAAACAGCTTAAGGAAACAAAAAATGGTTCATGCATTGTTGATAAATGCGATGTTCCAAAGGAAATAACGGATATACATGATCGCTGGGATTGGGTGCTTAACGAAATGATTTGGTCGTTTGAGCAAAACAAGTCAGGCGATTGGCAACTTCAGTACTACGGCGATTTTGTAGAAGGAAAGGAAGGTATTCTTGACGGTACCTTTAAATGGGTAGATGACGAAGGACTAAAGGCTCATCAAGAAAGAATGTCTAACGGTTTTAAGTTATTTGGCAAATACTACGAAGGGTTATGGGACTAATATGAGAGGCGTTCGAAAAACGTGAAGAAGTTTAAAAAAGTATTTGGCGATTTACAAGTAACCTATCTGGAAGCAGATGGGGTAATTCGAATCGTTGAAGTTAAAAAAACTGGGGATGCTCTGGATTCGACTGAAATGCCAGTAGCTTCAATGCAAGCCGAGAGGGTAGAGACTCTCGATAAAAAATCTCTGTAACTTATTAGTTGCCAACGACGAAACCTACGCTCTAGCGGCTTAGTCCTGCTAGCGGGCACACTTTGGATCCCTATAAACGAAGAGGTGCTTGTCATATAGAATAGGGCTTGCAGTAGAAAAAGACCCTGCTCTGGCTTTCGAGCAGTAAATAGAAAGCGTCTATGCTTGTAGAAATTGAACGTAAAAACATTTGAGGACGGCGGTTCGACTCCGCCCATCTCCACCAATTAAGGAAAACTATGACAAAGCAATATTTATTGTATTGTATCGCGGAAGAGGCAGGAGAAGTTGCACAGGCTGCAGCAAAAGCTCTGCGATTCGGTATGGAAGACGAGCACGAAGGAAAAACTTGTGCAGAACGACTGTTAAATGAGATTCATGATCTTGTCGCCGTTTATGCGCTTCTAGCGCCAGACGCGACGTTTGATGAAGAGGCTATTCAAGCTAAGCAGGAGAAAGTGTTAAAATACTATACAACGGGAGATAATGATGGGACTTGAATTATGGGTGACATAAGAAGGCTTGATGCCTTGAATAAGTTAGATATGGGAGAGTTTAGGGTTTACAAGTTT